TAACCGTTCGGTAAACAAATCACTGGAGAGTGTGTTTGGCGTTTACATCGACAGATGGGAGAAGTCAACATACAGGAATAACTTGGCCGCTATTTGGGTAGTTGTGGACGTACCCGAGAACTGCCCTAAGCCCAATAACACTGGGAGGAGATCGCGTGAGCGGATTCGTACTGAAGAAGATTGATCTTGGGAGCAAGCAACCAATACACCAACTAAGGCATTGTGATAAATGCCAACAAGAAAAACCACCTGAAGGAGGAATACACATGAGCCAAACCAAATGGCACTGCGCGTATTGTTGGGCAAAGCGCGTAACAGTTAGGAACTTAAAATGAAATACATCACTCTGGACTTTGAGACTTATTACTCAAAAGAGTTTAGTCTGTCCAAGATGACAACTGAGGCGTACATCCGAGACCCGCAGTTTGAAGTCATTGGCTTCTCATACAAGGTTGACGATGCGCCTGCACAATGGGTAACTGGTTCCAATGGTGAAATAGCAATGGCACTGGAAGAACTGGATATCCCTAACCACTACTTGATCTGTCATAACATGGCATTTGACGGAGCCATCCTTGCTTGGCGGTTTGGCATCATACCCAAGTACTATCTAGATACGCTGTCAATGTCTAGACCTATCACGGGCTTGACTGTCGGTGGTTCACTCAAAGCACTGGCTGAGAAGTTTACCGATGGGCACAAAGGTACTGAGGTAGTGAATGCGCTTGGTAAAAAGCGAAGTGATTTTACCCCTGGGGACCTTGACAAGTACGGTGACTACTGCAACAACGACGTAGAACTTACTTGGACTCTGTTCCATATTCTGAAGAAAGACAACCCTCCCAAGGAACTTTACATTCAGGATTTGATGATCCGCATGTTCACTGACCCAGTACTTAAGCTAGACAGAGATGTCTTAATTGCTCACCTGAACACTGTGCAAGACAAGAAAGCCAAGCTGATGGAACGTATTGACTTGTCCATTGGTAGAGACGCACTCATGTCTAACCCACAGTTTGCTGAGGTGCTGAAGAAGCTAGGCGTTGAGCCCCCTGTGAAGATTAGTCTACGCACTAATAAAGAAGCGTATGCGTTTAGCAAAACGGACTACGAGTTCAAAGCGTTACTTGAGCACCCCAACGTTGCAGTACAAGCTGTAGTTGCGGCAAGGCTTGGTATCAAATCCACACTGGAAGAAACGAGAACCGAATCGTTCTTGGGTATCTCTGAGCGTGGTGCGTTACCAATCCTTTTAAATTACTGGGGCGCACATACTGGTCGTGCCAGTGGTGGTGACAAGATGAACTTGCAAAACTTACCAAGGGGCGGGGCATTACGTAGGTCAATCAAAGTACCTGACAACCATGTACTTGTCGCAGTTGACTCTGCACAGATTGAAGCTCGAGTTGTTGCTTGGCTGGCTGGGCAAGAAGACTTGCTTGTTGACTTTCGCAATAGCGTAGATATCTATTCTAAGTTTGCATCCATCGTGTACGGCAAGCCTGTTACTAAAGCAGACAAGGTTGAACGGTTTGTTGGCAAGACTTGCATCTTGGGCCTAGGCTACGGCATGGGACCTGATAAGTTCCAAGGTACTTTGAAGATTGGTCAAGGTGGCATCTCTGTTGAGATGGATGCGGGTGAAGCCAAGCAGACAGTAACCACGTACCGCACTAAGTACGCCATGATTGCCGAGTTATGGAAAGGCGCTCAGAAAGCATTGGACAAAATGGCACAGGGCTATGAGACCACGTTCGGTATTGGCATCGAACTACGCTGTACACCTGATGGCATTCACTTACCTAACGGCACAATGATTCGTTACCCTGAACTATGTAAGAACGGTGATGGCTACGAGTACAAAGGTCGCTATGGTCCAGTCAAGATATACGGTGGTAAGGTAGTTGAGAACGTAGTCCAAGCACTTGCCAGGATTGTTGTGTTTGACCAAATGGCGAAGATAGACATTGAGATGCGTAAGAACGATAACCCACTGGCTGACTGTCGCTACAAGGTTGCTCTGACTGTACATGACGAGGTAGTGTGTGTAGTTCCACACAGTGCCGCGCAGTGGGCGTTGGAGTTCATGACAACCACAATGTCAGTGCCTCCGAAGTGGTGTTCCAACTTGCCAGTGTCGTGTGAAGGAGACATTGGAAATAATTATGCGGATGCTAAATAAAAGCACTTGACATCTGCTATGGATGCCCTAACATACACACCATCACCTGAGGTTTTTACCCCTCGGGCGCAACTCCTATGACAATACCTGCTTGGACATACAGTCAGCTTGAGAAATTCGAAACATGCCCTAGGCAGTTTTACCATGTGCGTGTCAAACGAGACATAGTAGAGCCTCCCACGGAAGCCACGCTATGGGGTGGGCGGGTGCATGAAGCTATGGAATATCGTATCAAAGATGGTACGGCTTTACCAGAGGGTATGACCCAGTGGGAAGGCTTGGCTACAAAAATTTCCAACATGGCGGGTCAGAAGTTTTGTGAAGTTGAAATGGCGTTGGATGAAAACTTTCAACCTGCACCATGGGGCAATGCTTGGACTCGAGGTATCGCTGACCTACTCATCGTCAACGGTGACAAGGCTATCAATCTTGATTACAAAACAGGCAAGCGTAAGCTGACCCATCAACTGATGCTGTATGCCGGATATACATTCGCTATATACCCTCAAGTGAATACAGTGGTGACTGGCTTTGTGTGGATGCGTGACAAGAAGATTGACAAGGAAACGTTTACGCGTGACCAAGTACCGATGATTTGGCAGACATTCATTCCGAAGGTGCGTAAGTTGGAATCAGCTTATGAACGGGATGCTTGGCCTGCACGACCTTCAGGGTTATGTAAAGGGTGGTGTCCAGTTAGAACGTGTGAATTCTACAAGGATAAACGATGACTCCCGAAGGTAAAGTTAAAGAAGCCGTAAAGAAAGAACTGAAGAACCGAAACATTTGGTTCTTTATGCCCATGCAGAACGGTATGGGTGTTGTCGGCATCCCTGACTTTATCTGCTGCGATCGTGGCCAGTTTATTGGTGTAGAGACCAAGGCCCCTGGGAAGAGGGGATGTACAACTGCAAACCAAGATCGTACATTAGAAGCTATCTTTGCCCACGGTGGATGGTCTATCGTGGTAGATGATGTTCAACAACTTATTGATTTTTTGGAGGTGAAAGATGAACAAAGGCGGACCAACTAAAGCGGCCTATGACAAGGCGTACAACGCACGTCCCGAGCAAGTAGACAAACGCGAGATGCGTAACAAAGCACGTGCTGAAATGGCACGTGATGGCAAGGTAAAAAAGGGCGATGGTAAAGACGTAGATCACAAGAAGATGCTTGATGGTAAAGGCACAAACGACAAGTCAAACTTGCGTGTGGTTGATAAAGAAAAGAACCGTGGCTGGAGAGGAAGCAATGGAAGTGCATATGGAAAATAAATGCTAGTTAGACAAGATAAGAGGGCGCTGATCCTCAAACTAAAACATCCAACGAGAGTGACAATACCGATACCGACAGCAAAGTTGGTAACGCACAATGGGCAGACATTAGTGGCTGTTCCACACAGACCTGATGAAGTTAAGGTGCTGAGAAACTTAGGCTTTAATCCGCCTGACCCGATGACTTATTACTATAAGTGGCCGGGCCGTTTCAAACCTTTTGCGGCACAGATCGAGACTGCAAACTTTCTATCCATGAATGAACGTGCGTTCTGTTTGAACAGCATGGGCTTGGGTAAAACAGTTACGTCATTATGGGCGTATGACTACATGCGTGATGCTAAGCTCATCAACAGAGCATTGGTTATCTGCCCACTCTCCACAATGGAGCGCACATGGGCGGACGAAATATTCAAGACGTTCCCTCATTTAGATACCACTGTTGTGTATGGCTCACGCGAGCGTCGCAAGAAACTGTTGGCTCAACCCTCTGATATCTACATTATTAATACCGATGGTATTAGAACGATTCAGGACGAGTTAGCCGAGAGACCTGACATTAATTTAATTATTGTTGATGAGATTGCGATGTTCCGAAACGCCAGTACAGAGCGCTGGAAGATTCTAAACAGCATATGTAATAAGCAGACGCACAGACGTATATGGGCTTTGACTGGTGCACCCACACCACACGAACCTACAGACGCATGGGCTCAATGCCGAATCGTATGTCCAACCAACCCCGATGTACCCAAGTACTTTGGTCAGTTCCGCGACTCAGTCATGAAGCAGATCACGCAGTTCAAATGGGTGCCACGTGTGGACGCAGTAGATACAGTTAAGAAGATCATGCAACCCGCAGTTCGGTTTGCTTTGGACGACTGTATTGATTTGCCCGAGCAGACGTTCATCAACCGAGATGTGGAGATGACGGATGAGCAGAAGGTAGCCTACAAAAGCATGCTTGAGAAGCTGATAACTGAATACGAAGGCGGTGAGGTCCTTGCTGTCAACGAAGCAGTTAAAGCCAACAAGCTTGTTCAGATTGCTTGCGGAGTTGCCTACGGTAAAGACGGCGAACACATCTTCATACCAAACAAGCCACGCATCGATGTACTTAAAGAGTTAATCGAGGGTTCAGAAGGCAAGGTCATTGTGTTTGTTCCGTTGACTGGAGTTCTAGAACATCTGATGCGAGAGCTGTCAACTGATTGGACAGTGGCGGCAGTTCATGGCGGTACAAGCAAAGCCGAGCGAGATCAAATATTTGGTGAATTTCAAAACGGTTCAAACCTTAGAGTACTGGTGGCGAACCCTGCGACCATGTCTCATGGACTGACACTTACAGCGGCAACCAACATCATTTGGTTTGCTCCTATCCACAGCAACGATATCTATGAACAGGCTTGCGCACGAGTGCGAAGACCTGGGCAGACTAGGACGACAGTGATCGCTCACATTGCGTGTTCAGATATTGAAAGACGCATTTATACCCGCCTACGTACCAAGCAAAAACTGCAAGGTGCACTACTTGAAATAATGAAAGGAATTGAAAATGATGAGCCCTGATGTAGCGTTAGCGCTTCGATTCATAGATGTTGGCGACGCAAAGGTGTTCGTGCTTAACGGTAATGATATCGCACCTGATACGAAGCATGCAGAAGAGTTCATTGCAAATGGCTGTAAACTTCCATTCTCTAATACCGCGCTTGTATTTGTTACTCCCAATAATAATCACGCTGTTTTTGCAATTGCACCTCGTGAACATGGAGGGGTTCTGATTTCGGGGGCAACATTTAATTTTCAGGAATTGTATGTAGCCGGTCAGTTTAATATGACCGTAATGCCAGACACATCATTTGAAGTCAAGCCAATTGACAAAGCTATAACGCTTGAGATAGCAGCATCTTATGCAACGTTTATATTTGACACACTCAACAAAATAAACGCACATGGTGGGGTTGCATACGTTTCAACCCCAAACCCAGCTAATGCACGCAGGAAAGCTAAAGGTAAACGTCCACTATTTACTTGGACAACTGTGAACTTAGACGCGCCACGATATATAAGCGAACCCAAAGGCGGAACACATGCTTCACCTCGACTGCATGACAGACGCGGTCATTGGGTAATTAGTAAATTGGGCAAACGTTTTTGGCGTAAAGACGCAAAAGTAGGAAGCGCTAAGAACGGCATAGCATTTCAAACATATCAGAAAGGAATTGAATCATATGAGTGAAAACACTTAGTACAGACACACCAAATAAGAGTAAGCTAACACCCCCTTAGGACAAACATGAAAATATCAGAGTTAGTAGCAAAATACATTGAGGTACGCGACAAGAAAGCTCAGATGAAAGCTGAGTACGACGGCAAGATAGCCAAGGTCGACGAAGTACTAGACAAGATTGAGGCGGCACTGCTCAAGACATTTGACGCGGCAGGTATGGATTCTGTACGCACAGAATTTGGTACCGCATATGCGTCCTCAAGAACTACTGCATCCATTGCAGACCCCGATGCGTTCATGACGTTCTGTAAAGAGAACAACGCATGGCATATGTTGCAAAAGCGTGCGGCTCAGTCCGCCATTGAGCAATATAAAGACGAACATGAAGTCGTACCCCCAGGTATTGACTGGCGTGTAGAACGAACTATTGGCATTCGTAGATCATAATTTTTAACAGGAGAAAACACATGAGCGAAATCATTCCATTTGAATCTGGCAATCTGCCTGCGTATTTAAAGAACCAAAATGTGGAGAACTTAAACGGTGATTTGATATCAACCGTTAGTACGGGTTTTCCCGTAGTCTCCATCAAAGGCAAGATATTTGCCATTGTGCGTGGTGGCGACCGCACAACCATGATGAACCCTAAAGACCCTGATAGCCCCGCAACGGCTATTGAGGTTGTGTTGCTCAAAGGCAACAAAGGTGTGTCTAAGGTGTACTACGCCAAGGGCTACCAAGAGGGTGGCGAAGATCAGAAGCCTGACTGCTACAGTAATGAAGGCGTTAAGCCCGAAGACAACTCCAAGAACCCGCAGTCCAAGCAGTGTTCTACTTGCGCTCACAATCAGTGGGGTAGCAAGATTGGCGACAATGGCGGTAAGGGTAAAGCTTGCCAAGACTCCAAGCGTTTGGCTATTGCAGCCGCTGGGTTAATCAACGACCCGTACTTATTACGGGTTCCGCCTGCCTCTATTAAGGCACTGAGTGAGTATGCCGCAGCGTTGCAGAAACGCAACTTACACTATTCGCAAGTGGTTACTAAGATTGCTTTTGAAGCCGAAGCCGCTACGCCAAAACTGACGTTCAAGGCTATGGGTTATTTGCCCGAAGCCGCCTACAATGAGGTCAGGGCAGTGGTAGATACTGAGGTAGTTGCGTCTATTCTTGGTACTGGTGTCGTTGCAGTTGACGATACTGTTGCCGCCTTGGACAAGCCTATTGCTGTGGTAGAGAAGCCAAAAGCTGAACCTAAACCAAAAGCTAAAGCTGAGCCCAAGCCTGAACCCAAAGTGGTTGAACCTGAGGTTACTGTCGATCTGAACCTAGATGACTTGAACTTCGACGACTAATTTAACGGGGGGAACGCTGTGCAAAGGCTTTTAAGCTTGCGGACGAGCAGTTAGTACCCCCACCCTTTGTTTTTGGAGTACATATGTCATATGAAATAGATCAGAGAAAAGTTGTCGGTGTCGTGTTGGAGGCCAACGGTGCCTTGAACGATAAAGGATTCAACCATGGTGAAGTTATCTTGGGACTTGCCGAGCTAATTGGACGCGTCATTGTGGAGTCTGCTGAAACTCAGCTTCAAGCCAGTGAGCTTCTGAATGTAGCGGTTGCCCATATAGGGAAAACCCTCAAGATCGGAGCCGAGGCACAGGACAAGCGAATCATCACAGGGGTGTAGTCCATGAACACGCTCAAATTCCTGCAAACAATCCTTCCTGAGGAGGGGTTTAAGTTCGTAGGGTTGGGACGTGTTGGACGCGATGGCATTGCACACAAAGCCTATGAGTCTCTCGAGCTCATGGCGCAAGCTATTGAATCTTATGATGCGCAAAACAACCTGATTGTCTACCACGCGTGCTGTTCCTATAAGGCGGCAAGCTATGAAGCTGAAGTTAATGGTGTAACCAAAACCAAATTCCGAGGCGCACAAAACTGGGATAAAGCCAAGTCCTTTTGGATTGATATCGACTGCGGTGAAGACAAAGCCGCTGAAGGTAAAGGCTACTTAAATAAAACAGAAGCGGCCAAAGCAATCCTTGGATTCTGTAAGACGCACCAGTTTCCTAAACCCATGCTTGTTGATTCAGGCGGTGGACTACATTGCTACTGGCCTTTGACTAAAACCATAGGCCCTAACAGTTGGCGAGCAATTGCTAATGAATTTAAAGCCGCACTTAATGCCGCTGGACTGCTGGTTGATCCGACCCGCACTGCTGACTTGTCTTCTATCCTGCGACCCGCAGGCACTCATAATCGTAAAGCTGGACGTGAAGTCCGTGAAGTCAAGGTTAAGAACGAACCTACATTTGTTGAACCACAAGAATTTGCAGCCGCAGTCTCACGCATAGTAAAAACACTCCAAGCTCACGTACCAAACTATTCATCAGCGCCTGGTTTAAATGATGACTTGATCACACCATACGATGGACCACAGTACGAAACATCTGCTCGACTGGTCGCTAACCATTGCCAACAAATGCGGGTGATGCGGGATACCAAGGGCGATGTGGAATACCACACGTGGTTCAATCTTATTGGACTCATAACTTTCTGCACCGAAGGTATTGATCTTGCCCATGAATGGAGCGAAAACCGCGCTGATAAACATTCCAATACGGATGTGGTAACACGTTTTGAAACTTGGAACGCTGACCCGACCAGTTGCGCTAGGATTGAGCGAGACAATGAAGCTGGCTGTGCTGGGTGCCCACATAAAGGCAAGATTACCACACCGCTACAACTAGGGCGCGTCATCCCTGAGCCTGAGGAAAAGGTTGTCGAAGTTGTGGAAGAGGAAGTTGTCGTTGAGACTGTAGTCCCTGCGTTGCCTGAGACTTACGAGTATCAGAACAATCGGATGATTCGATTCATCAAGGACAAGGATGGTGTAAACCAACCCTTTACATTCTGCTACCAACTGTTCTACCCTATTCAACGCATCAAGAAGGCTGATGGGGCGTTTGCATTCACGATTCGGATGCACCTGCCGGACAAACGCATTAGAGAATTTGAAGTTGACACAGCCGCTATTGCTTCGTCAGCCGATTTGCTCAAGGCTATGTCTAAGTATGAATTGATGCCTTCTAATAATAAGGACGCAACTATGCACCTGACTGCGTATATCCGTGATTCCATTACCAAGCTGATGACTGAGCAGAGGGAAGTTGATACTCTGACCTCATTTGGGTGGCGTGAGAACATGTCAGGGTTTCTACTAGGTGACCGCTTGTACCATACCGATGGCTCTATTCGTAGGGTCTATGTTGGTGGTGCGGCTGCTACCTATAAAAATACATACCCTGTTCCACGTGGAACAATTGAAGGTTACGCTGAAGCTGTCAACTTTGTGTATAACAGAGAGAACAGTGAAGCTGCTCAATATGTGTTTTGCAATGTGTTCGGTTCTATCCTGACACCATTTGGTGAAGACAGTTACAACGGTGCATTGGTTGCAGTTAACTCTGGTACGTCCGGTAAGGGTAAGACCACTGTATGGAAAGCCGCACTGTACGGCCTTGCTGATGCCAATAAGTTAGTCATCCCCGGTAAGGATGGTGCGACACGTAATGCTCGCTGGGCTATCGTGGGTGCACACCAAAACATGCCTGTTGTCTTTGACGAGCTGACCGACATGGATGCGGCTGAAGTAAGTAGTTTTGCGTATACAGTCTCCCAAGGAACTGACCGAGCCCGACTGACATCCAGTGGTGGTAAGGTTGGATTCGCTGAACAGCACACTTGGAAAGCCGTTGTTGGTATCACAGCCAACGAGGACATGCACGCCAAACTAGCCTCACACAATGCCAATACTCAGGCAGAAGCGGTGCGTATGATCGCCATCAACTTCTCCAAGTACAACGTACCTATCTTCAAGAACGCCATTGAAGTATCCGATGCGCTTGACAAGATGCGGGACAACATGGGGTGTGCAGGCGATGCGTTTATCAAGTACGTGGTTACAAACCAAGATGCCGTGGCTAAACTGTGGGCCACGACTGAAGCGAAGTTGGCTGTCATCCTACCTCAGAGTGAATACAGGTTCTTTCGAAGCCATGCGACTGCAACTCTAACGGCTGCCAGGATTCTGCTTGACTTGCAGGTTATCTCATTTGACTACGATAAACTTGTTGAGTTCACGACCTTGCTGATGGGTGACCTGACTGAGGCTATCGTGGCAGGCAATATGACTTCACCTTCTGATGCCTTGAACCGCATGATTCGCGACTTGTCCAACCGCATCATAGTGACAACTGAGTATCGCGATCTGCGTACCGACTCTCGTGGACCTGAAGATTCAATCTCTAGAATTATGGGAACCCCTGCGGGTCGTCGCATCATTGGCAATCAGACCACCAAGGGTAAGGACAAGTACATCGGTAAGCTGTTCCTAGCCAAGAAGGAATTTGGCGACTGGTGTTCCAAGAACCGCATGGAGCCCAAGGAGATGATTAAGTACGCCACCGACAACGGATGGATTATTCCTTGGCAGGAAAAGTTCAATATGGGAAGGGGTACAGCCTACTCAACTGGTAGCTGCACATGCTTTGCGTTTGACTTCTCAGCCATGGAAGGTACTGTAGAAAACACCAGTGGTCCAGTATCACTTGTGCAAACTGAGGAAAGTGCAGTATCATCTGCGCACTAATGTGGTTGCCCTCGTTAGTGTGTTTTGTCTCCTAAGTTGGATTTACCCCCTAGCCTTAAAAACTAGGGGGTTTTTTTTTTAACACTTCCAAGCGCGCAGTGATTTGTTAATACGTGAGTTAGGATCGTTAGCCGTTTTATCACTGGTTAACTTTTTCTTCATTCCTTCCATGCGTGCACAGAAAGAATCTTTGCGTGAACCGCCTTCAGGTTGTGGTGCTTTAAGCCCGGGCTTGCCGGGGTTTGCTTTGTTGTAAGATGCACGACCCTTGGCGTTCAATCCGCCTTCAGGGTTCTTGCCTTCTTTGCGTTGCCAAGCTGGTGACTTTGCCATAACTTTTCCTTACTGGTTAACTTGTGCTTCAACAAACCTACGATTTGATTTAGTGGTTTCTACGCCACCAACAACACCACGCTCACGCTTACGCGCTTCAGCTGGTGCACGGAACAACTCAGACATTGACTGACGCTTGTACCCGTTCCTAACTCTCGACTCTTGCAACTTCTGCCAGTCATCGCGAGCCTCAGCCATTGCTGCTGGGTCACTTGCTCGAGAGCCTTCAACATAACTCGCTTTAATTTCGCCTGCACGTGAGGCATAAAACTTATCAAATTCGGCAACCACTTTCTGAGTGTATTGTCTGTCAGTAATGGTCGTAGTGGGGAGGCCAACAGCTTGGAAAGCAGCATCAATCATGCTGATCTCTTCAGGCTTCATCACCAAGTCCCCATTTCGCATCGTAATGCCTTCAGTGGCAAAGCGGTACGACTTCATTACGTTACCTATACCATTAGGTAACGCCATCTCTAAGCCCTTATAGTAGTTGCCCTTGGACATCATACCAAGCGCGTCAACGAACTTCAGTCCTAAACCGGCTGCAGGGCCCATCATCCCCACAATCATCTGAGCTGCATCTGCGCGAGACGTTAAGTTGAAATCCACGAACGGACCAAACGGAGACGCAACGTTCTCCATGGACAAACGCTTACCAATGGACTCAAGTCCAAGTGCGGCAGGAACACCACGAAGCAACAGATCAGCCACGGCATCATTACCTATCATGCGTCGTAACTTATATTCATAATCATCGGGCTCATCTTCATCACCGAATATGCTAGACAAGATACTTGCGGCTTGAGACACAAACGGCACACCCAAAGCACCACCAAGTACAGCCATATGCGCAGTAATGTACTTCAACGATGCACGGGCAATTGTTCTTTCTTCCGCACTAGCACCCTTAAACGAAGTGTGTATCAGCTTGGCAAGCATGGACAGCTGAATGATTTGGAAGCGTTTGAATTGCAGCAAAACCTTAGCACCGCCGCTCTGCATGATACGAGGCGTATTAAACCCATCGTAGTTACCATGCGTGTTGGATACTACTTCGGCAGCAAAACGAACACCGTCAGCACCAGTGGCACCTTTGTATCGGTCTGTGTACCCACGGTAGGCAGCAATGGCAGCTGTGGCGCGGTTGATTGCTTCAATACGTGTATTAACACCTTGTAGCTTAAACATAACTTTGCCAAGCACACCTTGCTCATCTGTACGTGCTCTGGCTTCTGCATCAATACCAATGTCGATCTTACCCATGCGGACAAGTTCCTTGAGCATAAACCGTACATCAGCTGGAGCTTTGTCAAAGTCAATGGGATCATTAATACCCAGACCCGCTATAAGCCCAGACATGTCGTTGTAAGCCCGCTTGATAGCACGAGCTGAACGGAAGTAGCCAAGACGGCCTGCCATGTAAGGCAAAGACAACACAGAAGTCTGAAGCACCTGCTGAAGATAGTACGCTGGACTGGTTGATAAGTTCCACAGCGTTGACATACGTAACAGGTTCTGCGTCAACACGCCGGGTTGTTCATACTCCATGCTGTCGGCATAGCGGGTGTACAGTTCATTGTACAAAGGCATGGCGTCTTTATGGTTTCTACGAGCTTCAGCGCGCATGGCTTCTAGTGCGTCATTTAGTTCGTCACTGCGTTCCATCGTAGCCAAGAAGTGTGCATCAGCACGACCACTGGTAGCCAAGTTGCGCATCATGTTCTTATCTGCACCAGAAACATTCTTACGCTGGAGTTCAGAACGACGTGCACTGGCCTCAGCCATTGTCATCAGATACAGGTCAGAAATGGCTTTATCTAATCTACCATCGGTGGACTTCGATTGACCATACTGCCTACCAACTAAGTTGCGCAAACGAGCAACAGCCATATGAACATCGGAGTCACCCATGTAGGAAGCATTCACTTCTTTAATGCCAGCATCCTCAGGCTGTATATCGTAGTTACCAGTAGCCTCAAGTTCAGCGGCAATATCATCAGCCTCACCTTGCGTCTCAGCAAACTGGACTACGTAGTGGAGCGGATTGGACACATTCTCTTGCAACCAGTTCTTGGCTTGCTGCGGGTCACCAATAATAGAGTCGCCCCGTACACTAGACTCTGTGCCGGTGGCAGCTTTTTCATAAGCGGTGAACTCTTTTGACTTAGCAATTACAACGTAGTCACCATAGCGACCAAGGTACGCATATGGGTCAGACACATTCACGTTACGCAAGCTAGACATACGCTTGAGCATCTGACGCTTTTCTTTGTTCAGGCTTTGTAACAAGTCTGCATCGCTACCAGCAGCTTTAATACGCGAATCAAACTCACGGTTTACTGCGTCCTCAGCAGCCTTCTGCTTAAGCTTTAGGGCTTCATGGCCATGACGGAACACATCTTTAATAAGCTGAGCAGCTGCAGGACTTTGCGCCTGAATTTTATCAAAGCGTTCTTTAAAGTCTGGGTCAACTTCAAACAGCTTAGTGCCTACTTGTTGTTCACCAGGATAGTAGCCCCACTTCTTCTCACGAGTGGAATCATGGATGTATTCGTTGACGCTACCTTTACCTTCACCTTTTAAGTTGGTGGGCAGTTTATCAAATCTAGACAGGATGTTTTCAATACGTTTCTCAAACTCTAAGCGTGTGCCTTGACGGGCGTATTGAGCTTGCAGATATTTGGCGGCAGAAGGCATGTACTTCTTAGCCATACCAATAACGTCTTCTGTAATTGCAGAGGCATACATGCCGCGTTTGGCAAGAGTCTTGATGTTAGTCCACTGACTGCGAGCCGACTTCTGCAACGGCTTGGGTAGCGCACCAATTACTTGGTCGGCTGTGAACTCTCGCCCTTGGCCTCGGCTGTTGAACGGTCCTTCATCTGTTTGTCTATTTCCGCCATAAACTCCAGCCTCCCGTTGATCGCGGCGGGCGGTATATCGATTACGGAAGTCGATGGCTCTTGTTGCTGCAGTTGTGCTCTTCTGGATTTGAAGCGCTGTCGTTGTGCGAATGTCATTTATTACCTCTTCCAAGAAAGTAGCAGTCTTGGGTGCGACTGATGCAATGTAGTCTGTGTACTTCGGGTTTGTATAGATTGAGAAGATTTGGGCAAACAGTTCGCTTTCAATCTTGCCATTGGTGTCTAAGTCGGTATGAACCTTGATGTTAAATGGGTAATCGAGAAAAGTCGTAAACGCTTTGTTGTTTTCATACAACGCAAACATTTCTTTGGCAACTTCACCAAAGGGGACAACTTTACCATTTTTAATTTCCACATTCATTTCAAGCTGATGTGAATACACACCGCCATGTGGGGCCATATCAACTGCGTGAGCAACCTCGTGGCGGACTGTTTCAGCGGCATACGCTGGGCTTGACATCTTGGCAAGGTTTAATACACCAATGTATCTACCGTTCTCGGTCTTAAGCTGCCCATGGAATGCGTCTTTGGAACGGTCATTAATAACTTGCCAATCAGATACAAAATCCAAAGCACCTTCTATGTCCATGTCAGCAAACTGTTCACGAACGTCGCTGATACCTTTAACCTCATCCTCAAGGTCAGAGAACTCCATGAACTTGGCGCTCTTACTATTAAATGATGGGGTTTGTTCTTCTTTGCCCACAACGCTGCGGTCAGCACCAGCCACTTGAGTAGCAGACCTTACTGGCGTAGTTACTGTTCTAGTAACTGGTTGCACACCCTCACGTACTAATCTGTCATCAGCAACGTTTCCAGTAATGAAGTCATTGACTGTGCTTTGTACGTCAGGAACAACAAACAGTTTAGAACCATCCATGTTGTCACCGTACTTGGTAATCAACTCACGGTAGGTTTCTTTGTCTACGTTAATGCAACCAAACGAATAGCGGGAATCAGCAGCGGACTCGCTTTTCAAAGCAGCAGCACGTTGGGGGGCATCTTTTTCTTTGAGCCAAACCGAGTGCATGAATGTAACGACCGCATCTGGGTCTTCTAAGGCAAACACTTTACCGAAGTCATATTCTCCAGCGGTTTTAGCGGCACTACCGCCCTTGGCTGCATCAATGATTTTTATGCCAAACAAACCAGCGGGAGTAACACGGTTCTGTGGCAAATCGTTATTGCCTTTGTATAAATCACCCTTGGCCAGACCAAATAATGATTTCTTTTGGAGAACAAAACTTCCATCAGATTTAAATACAAAAATACGTCCACTAGGCTTGTCAGCAATGGTAATGAACTTGTTACCGAGCTTGCCTTTCAGGGCAGGGATCAAACGCTCGTAGGCTTGTTTACCAGCATCAGACATCATGGAAGCTTCAGCAGGCACTGTAGCCAATACTTGTTGCTGTGTAGTCTGAGTCTCTTGCGGAATCACAATAAAGGATTCAACTTTAGAAATTGCTGTGGGGTTAAAGACCATTGCGGCAGCCAACACGCCGGTATGGATTGCTTTGATAATGTCACGCACGGCAGCAGAGACAGCCTCTGCACCTTTGGTTGCGTACTTGACTACGTCTTCTTTAATCTTGGCAAGGAACTCAGCACTGTCACGCTTGACACCATAGTGCTTCTCTAAACGATCAACTTGTGGTGCTGGCAATGCAGCAACCTGCGGTCCAACTGTCTCATCAATGACACGAGCTTCAACGTCAATAACGTTGGCTTCGTTGGTTACCGCCTGAGTAGTTCCATCAACGCCCGTTGCCTGAGGTCCTTGGTTGGCCAATGCTGTGCCAGCAGGTTGAGTACTCTCACCGACAATTTTGACAGCAGCAGCAAGGTTAGCTTGTCCACGGCGGACGAGATCATCCCACCGAGTCTTTTCAGAATTTGTAAGAACGTCATATGGGGGCAACTCCGGTGCTAGTGTTGAAACGACTGCCCACTGTTCAGTAGGTGTCTTTATTTCTTCGGGCTTGGCTTCTTGCTTGGGCTCTGGTTTGACTTCAGCTTTTCCGGCAGTTTTGCCCCCTTGGGCGTTTCCTTGGCCCACCGCTTTGCCACCTCCGGCTCCTTCGCGAACAGAAACTTCCGTTGTGCTTGGCTTTTGAACGGCATTCGTTTTCTCCAGTTTGGCAGATTTAACAAGCAGTTCTTTGGTCTGCCCGCTTTGAAATTCGACAGTTACTCTGGTGTCGTCACCATTACCGGCAAAGCTTAAAACTTTACCGGTACCCAATTTGGGGTTTATGACTGTGTCACCAACGTCTAGCCCTTTGCGATCGGCTGCAGCTTTGGCACGTGCCTCGTCCACAACTTTGTTACGCTTGGCTACTTCAACTTCGTTGACGGTTTCTTCTTTTGGTTCTTCAGCTACAACTTCGCCCGTCAAGTCTGCCTCTTCTTCAGACTCTTGTTTGACAGTCTTCTCGCCTTTATTTGCTCGTTCTTTTTGGCTTTTTGCGTAAGCTGTCCAAGCATTTGCCAAGGCGGTTACTGCTTTTTTATCTTGCGGATTCTTGTCTACAGCAGCCTGCAGCTTTTCTATTTTGGCTAGTGCGGCAGTACCTTCACTATCAACAGCACCTTGACTACCACCAGCAGTGGCGACCGTGCCCATGGTCTGACCTTCTTTGTCTTCCTTACCACCAAGTTCTTCTTGTAGTTTGGCCCCAGGTTTACCTTCTTGTTCTCCAGCTTCAAGTTCTTCCGCTAATGATGCAGCAGATTGCTCGTCACCTTCGTAACGGGTGTTGTACAAACCAGCCAGCTCGCCTTGACCAATGCCATCAGGGAACTCAGGTGATCTGTACGCTGTGGCTGTTTCCACAATCCGTACAGCAAATTCAGGGTCGATGACTTGGAATTCACCATCAACTAACTTAACGCCCATGCGCTCAAGTTGTTTTTCAACAGTGTCTACCTTAAGACCGGTGTACTCTGCAATGTCTGCATGACGGAATTGCTCAAGCAAAGCCAAGCGAAGAATCTCTGCTCGCTTCTCAGCGGGTACAGTGTTCTTACGGTTTTGCAGTGGTGCTAGTACACGCAGTAGTAAGTCGGAAATTAATTCGACACGCCGTTCACTCGAGATGTGGCTGAGGTCGGTTGAGTAGAAGCCGATGCGGGGGTCGTATTGGCGAGGGCCATTTTGTACAGATTGCTGATCCACGAGGGGTTGACCGGCTTGCTGGGATTGACCGGGTGCTTGCCCGCCACCCAAAGCGCCTTGGCTGGCTTGTTCATTTGCAGCTCCTGTTACTTGCGACGGCGCGTTACTACCGACAACATTGGATACTGCACCGGTGCCATCCCGTATTCCTTCTGCTGGTGACTGTCCAACTTGGAGGCCAAGCGATCCTGCAGGGAGACTTCCTGTCCCGACGGATTGAATTCCGCTGGGTTGTACATTCCCATCGACTGCTGCATTTGCTTCTCCTGCTCCGCCTTCGACTGATACTGCTCCCAGCCCGGTAGTTGTTTGCACAGGCAATTTTCCATCTTTAGCTCCTTTTTCCGCTTTTGCGGTTTGTGCTGCTGTAAATCCATCTGTATCTTGGCCTGTCAGGGCTTCGTAGATGGCGTTGAGTTGCTCCAGTTGATTACCTTTGGTAGTCGTCGAGAGTTTGTTGAGAATCTGAGTAGCTTCATCCAATGACTGAACGTGGTCAATCTGGAACTTGGTCATCACTTTGCCAAGGGCTGCAACAGCTTTATCTGCTGAAGGCACAGGGTTGTTGGCATTGAAATTAAAACTTACCAGTGGGCTTGGCTTTTCAGGCGTAGCAAATGCATTGTTTGCTTGTGTAATGGCCTGAGCAATTTGCTGAACGTGCGGTGGCAACGTATTAAATACTGCAGCAAAGCGATCACCAAAAGGTGCGACACGTGGGCCTTCAATGTTCTGGCCAAAGATGTTTAATGATGTTGGATTCTCTGGATCGTACAGTGTGGCTACTTTGCCAAACACTTCTTCCCGCTTGGCTAAATTTTGTTGCGCTTCTTGCACTTGCTGGTTTTCAGCGGCAGCAGCTTGAGTCTGCTGTGCAATATCTGTTGTACCCCCTGTTACAGCAGGGGGTACAGGGACGCTCGTCTCCACAGAAGAAGGTGCAGCAGGCTGTGCTGGGGTTGCCACGAGTGGGTCAACAGGCGGGGCTATGTTGTTGATGGGAGTACTACTGACTTCAGGCTGGCTGAATGCCTGTTGGATATCGTTACCACTTTGGACTGGGCGCTCACCAGAAATAGAAGCTAAACCGCCACGAATTACACCACCGCCAATACCGCCTTTAATCATGGACAAGCCATACTCATTGTAGGCTTCGTCACTAGTCAATGGTTTGTACGCGCCGTAACGTTCTATTCCAGTCTGCGCACCTTCGGTAAGTGATTCAGTTGTAACGCCAATGGCAGTTTGTTTACCAACTTGCTTGGCTAAACTTGTACCGGCTTCGCGAGCCAAAATGTCAGAACCATTGGATAAAAATTTATTGACAATGCGTTCAGCACCAAACCGGGTATCTAAGAAAGCAGAACCAGCACCGGTAACGCCTGCGCGGCCTTTGTCTTCAATACCTTGTTCACGCTGTTCAGCACGAATACCGCCATACGATTGGAGTAGGTTACCAACGTATGTACCTGCAGCAGCACCAATTGCGGAACCTCCGGGGACGGGCGTAAGAGCGCCTAATGCGCGGCCACCCAAACCAAACGCAGTAGCCACACCAATTTGCGGAATAATTTCACCAACAGACTCACGAATGGTAGTTAAAGGGTTACGGATTGCCTCACCAACAGTATTGATCTGCGAGGGGTTGCGATACGCAACATCTTCACCATAGCCTTCTACAGCTTTACCAACATTAGGCAATCCAAAATCACGCGCAGTTGAACCAATCGCACCAATCGCTTGGCCAGTTCCACGCTTGATGTCAGAGAAAAACCCAGGTTTATTAAACTTAAACCCAACTTCATCGGCAATCTCAGTTGGATCAATACCAAAGCGTTTAGCCGCCATTTTAATGGCATCTGAGTCAGACTCAGCAGTAGGGAAATATGCCCGAAGCTGTTCAAGTGTCGCCATGTTGTACTACCTTAAAATGCTTTCATACGAGGCTCACCTTTGCGAGCATCTAACTCAGCTTGGGCATCCCGTGCATCAGAGGTACTTGTCCCAATTGCACGCTTGGCCATTTTTAATAGTTCAGCATTTGTTTTATTGTAGAGAGGACGACCTTCTACAACAGGCTCAACCGATTTGTCTGAAGTGCCCCCCATAGCTTTATCCAATTTGGATTCTCCAAATACCATGGGCCATTTCTTTTTGACTGCTTTAATAGCTTCAGTGTCATTACCGGCTTCGCGCAAATCTTGATATGCGTTTTTAAATGCTTCTGGGCTAACTTCAGGCGGCTTAGACTTATCAGCTTTCTTTAAGCTGTTAATAAGGGCTGTGACATCAGTTGATTTTTTAGCAGCAGCTAAAGCGCCTTCTTCCAAGATACGTTGGCCTTCAGGACCGTCTCTTTCTTTGTCAGTTAATGCTTCATACTTAGTCAAGTACGGCTTAACTGCTTCACCAGCTTCTTTGTTTGATTTGTACAACTCAGCCATGTTTCGATACACAGCCGCATGCGCCGTAGATGAAGCAGCACTTGCACGGGCTTGACCAGCTTGGGCTTCAAACAAACCAGCTTTAATTTGTGCATCTAATTGTTTAGCGTTTGTAGCGGCATTTTGCGCAGTGGCACCAGCAGAAATAGCAGACGATGCAGCAGATGATTCAGTAGCCGCTGTTTTGCGTTCTTCAAGTGCCTGTGTCTTGGCTTTCCAGTAGTTCTCTGGAGTCGAAGACCGCATCATTTTATCTTGCGTGTAATTAGTCAACTCTTGCAGAGTCTTCATGTCGGCAGGCATTGTTTCTTGCTTACCGTCTTTGTACGTGATAACAATACTTTTATCGCCGCCTACAGCACTAGGGACAATCTTTGCTCGACCACCGTCTTTAAAACCATCTAGCTTATCGGCGTTGTACAAAGGGATAAACCGTTTTTCAATAACAGACGCAGCGTCACCATTGGCTTCAGTTAAATCTTGAATCACTGAATTGTTAAACCCAAGGGCAAGCTCTTGGTTTTTTGAGTAGCGTGCAGCGCGATTAAGTTCGCCAAGCTCTAATGCACCCTTTTCATATTGTTGCGCTTTGTTTACGTCAAGTGCGCGTAAACGACGCAAATAATCTTGCTGTGCTTGTTCGGCTGAATATATTTTGGCAGGCGCAGTAGCAATGTCAGAACGCAAAGCGGTTTGCGCTTCAGCAGGTTGTGGACCTCTATCAATACCAGTACCGCCTAAATATTCGACAGGCTTACCTTCCATGCTAATAGTTTCTGCACCAGCGGTACGAATATCCGCTTCACGCTGACGCTCAGCACGTTTGGCTAAAGCCTCTTCACGAGCCCAATCTTGTTGTTCCTTGGCAAGTTTCATACGCTCCGCAGAGTCGTACATGCTGCCACCCATCTGAAAACCTTGAGCAAATGAACTTGCCATAATTTGCCTCTTAAATCTTACCTAAAGCGAATTTAGTACCAACACCAGCAGCAGCACCAAGCACCATGTTCCATGGGTTGTTTGCAGACTCAGAGTTGTAACGGCTGATATCAGCTTGATATTTATTAACGCCCAAGTTACCCACTTGGCCCCAACCCTGCATAGCGGTTCCAGAGGCAGCATTAGATGCACCACTGGTTTTCATCGTAGCGTTCATACCAGATTCACCAGCGGCAATGCCCGCACCGCCTGCGTTAACTGCGCTTCCAGTCTGCTGTAATGATTGCATTGGTAGTCCTGCGGCCATGCTGTACACGTTGGCTTGTTTTTGTAAACCAAGAGCTTTAGCAGCTTCGCGTGTTTGAGTGCCAGCCTGTGCTTTAGCAAGCGCAGCAGTCACATTGTTTGCGTTGAAACCCAAACCAGAACGACCTGACGTTGGATCAATACCATAAGAACGGTCACGTTGAATTCCAGTTTGACGAGCTATTTCTTCCGCTGCGGCAATATCGCCAACGGCTTGACCTGCCATTTGTTCCTGGTAACCAGCAGTGTTGTAAAGATCAGCGTCTTTCTTAAGCGCTTCCATGGCTGGAATAGCCGTCTTTTCGTAACGCTCAGTAGACTTCTTAGCTTGTTCAAGATTGAATGAACTAATTTCTTTATCTTGAGCCCATATCTCATCAGCCCGTTTATCCGCTTTCTCTTGTTGTTTGAGAAGCGTTGGGTAAATATCGGTCTTGAACGTGTTCCACTGTTCAGTAGACAAGTCCGCTAATTGTTTTTGAGCCTGCCCAATCGCAGGATCAGGTGCAGGTGCTGTACCTCCGCCAAGCCATCCCATTATTCGCCCCTTATAAATTCGTCAAAGGAATCATTGGCAGCAGAGCATGTCCACCCCAACAACGACGCTTTGCGTGCATCTGCAACACTGCCAGTCATGGCAACACACAGCACGACCAAGTTAATAAACTCTTTGCGCAACGTGTAGCCGTGCGCTTTGCCTTCTGCAGACCCATCAATCTCATTTGACGTATGCCAAGCAGTAATCACCACAATCAACATACCCGCCAGTGCAGCGTAGTTGGCTCTATAAAATTCGTTGGCTGGTAACTTTATAAGCAGTTGAGTAAACACATCGTGCATATCATCCACAGTCACCTGATTGTCTTTGTCAACAATGTCATCCCAAGTTTCAATAGCGTGATACACCATCGTCAAAAACTCTAATACTTCTGGGTCTTCTACGGACTCAGTTATCCATGCGGCTAACGGCTGAAGTGTATGGTTACTCATGGGGCTGTATCTTACATTGTTTATTCAAAAAAGGTAAATTTTATGCAGGTGCAGTGGGCCACGTAATATTTACTGGATACCCTGACTGAGCAGGAATATCTCGCAGTGCTTGTCGGTATGTAGCCCATGCGGTCTGCTGGGTTGTAGTTAATGGGCTGTTTGGAATTTGAGTCCAGTCGCTGGCTTGGAGTAATTGGCCTCTTTCGTACCGTGCTTTAGCGTCAAGGTAGCTGGTATTTGGCACCCACGACTTAGTGGTGTAGTCAAACATGTATCCATCTGCAGGGGGTGTACCTTTATCAGCAGGCTCGTCTGTTGCCAAGTTATGGTACTGGGACCCAACGTCTACTTCACCATAGTAAACGTAGCATCCGCTAGGAATGTCGTATTCGGAGACCTCAGACGTGGCAGTCCCTGACTGGACGTACCGGCCTGTGTTGGTGTAGTAAGCGTAGTGAATCATCGTTTGCTCGCTAGTACAATTAAATCTGCGTGTTTACAAGTCCAGCTACCGCCGTACCCGTTGTAGATATAAGCCTCAACTGTAAACGACCCATCAAAAGGAATAACGTAGGTTCCAGTAAAGGTAGCAGTCACTTTATCCCCGCCGGGGCCCATAGTTTGCACAGCCTCTAAGCCAGACTGGCCAAGAAACGTAGCTACTAAAGTGCCGCTAGACGTCCGAAGGTTTAGTAGTAAATTAATATCTCCAGCACCAAAATCAACTTTAACGGCTGTAAAAAAACAATTAATTACTGTACCGACTGGGAAGGTTGTAGCAGCAGTCGTAACCGAGGTTGATGTACTGCCTGTAAAAGTAAAGTTAATAGCGCCCGTGGCACTGACCGTAGTAGAAATAGCCCCCAGCGGGATACTGTTGGTATTAACAATGTCGCCGTTAAGCTTCATTGTCGTGCCATTAAACGAGATATTGGTAGCGGCGTTACCAAGGACAAAGCTGCCGTTATTGTAAATATTGGCACCAGACCCAGTCATGTTAGGCCCAGATATCAGAGTAGGGCTAGACCCCACAACCATAGAACCAACAAAATTACCCGTGGCAGCTGTCAATTCACCACCAAACACTGCAGTACCAGCAGTATCTATATAGAAAGTGTTAACCGAGTTTTTACGGCCAATGATGCCTGAGCTACCAAAGTACACACCATTGTTGGTGTTGGTGCCAGCAAACATGCCATCAGCTACGGAGAATGTAATTCGCCCAGTAATCGTGTCGCCTGCTTTGGACAACTTACCAGCTACGCTACTAAGTGCAGTAGAAGCGTTTGTGTTAGCCGTATTTGCTGTAGAGAGTGCTGTACTAGCATTTGAGTTTGCTGTGTCAGCCGTGCTTTGAGCTGTCGTTATGCTGGGTACAAGTGCTGAATTTAACCAGCCAGCTGCTGGGTTAATGAACTGAGCCTCAAGGTTTGTACCTGCTGCAAAGATAACCGTGCCAGAACTGTTCTTAATAGACAGCCCACGAGAGTCAATCTGAGCCGCAGTAATTTGCCCACGAATAGAAGCTGAACCAAACTCGGCAGAGCCATTACCATCAATTTTCCAGCCATTTGTGCCAGAGGAAAAGCCAGTTGACTGAATGTACTGCCCTACGGATACAGAGCCAGCAGTGAGCTTGTTTACTGATAAATCAGAGATTTTTGCATCATCAACGGCAAGGTTGGCAATCTTCGCATTACTGACAGCCAAGTTGGCAATAGCCGCATTACCCACGGCAAGGTTAGCAATCTTAGTTGTCGTAATTGCAGCGTCTTTGATTTTGCCGGACTCAACCGCATCAGCTGCCAGCTTAGTAGCATCAACAATCAAAGGGCCAAGGTCCACACCGCCTACAAGGCCGGTACCACCAAGCGTACCTACAGAGCTGTTATAGGGGCCAGCAATGTCTGCTTGAGATACAAATCGAATCCAGTAATAGAAACTTTTGTTGGTTCCTACAGGGTCAGAATAGACCGCGCCTGGGGCAAAACCTTGCAATACAGCATTAGCTAAAACGTTATCTACTGAACGCCAGACTTCTGTATAAGCATAGTTAAGAAACGTGCCTGAGGTATTAGGGTCGTCCCAGCTCAACAGGATGTTAGTAAAACCAGCACTAATGGTTAACCCTGAGGCAGTAGGCGGAACTGTTGTATCCGTAGTCCCGTTATAAGTGTTGGTAATCGTTGTAAGAGAAATGGCAGGGTTAAGACCACTGCTAATAGTTGTGCCATTAGGTAAGGGATTACCCGATATAGCCCCGCTAAGAATCTCTATGCTTTCCTTCATTGGGCGAAGGATAGCCGCTACGGTTGTGTCTTGGACCGGAGAGATTGAGGGTATACCCGGTAGTCTTGGCAGAGCAGACATTAAGCCATCTCCAACTCATCAACAGAAGTAGCCACAGTAATTCGGCGAACTGGAACGTTTCCAACCACCTCAATTTCCCAGTAGTACGAACGAGTCACGTTAGGAATACGTACAGGCTCATCACTGGTCATATTAATAGTCAGCACCCCTTGGCCTTCGGCATACAGATTGACTGTAAGGTACGAACCAGCATTAGCCGCCATGTATACGTAATCTGCGTGTAGTTGCAGTGCAGCATAAGTTGTAGGCCGGTTGTGAATAAACTTCTTAGACCGCCATGTAAATACAGTGTTGGCGGCTGTGTTGGTGTCTAATGAATAAATCTTGTTATCTGCGGCAGACAAGAAGTACACTGTGCCAGTAACTGGTTCAACAAACTTGGCCTTGGCGTTGGAATCAAACGTAGCCAGTGGAGGGTTATCCCCACGCAGAATGATGATGGACTTACGAGCCCCAGCTATTGTTTGGTAAAAACCAAAGTACATGTTGTTGTACACGGCACCTATCATGCTCGACGGGTTCAGTAGTTGCCATTCCTCACGGGTGTACAAGGCATTAGACATTACTTCCTGAGAACCTGGGGAGATAGACACCAAACCGTTAGGGCTGGCGTACAGGACACCGTACTGGTCAGAAACAATAGATTTCTTAGCCACGCACGGTTGCACAAGCGACAGCTTCTCTTGCATCATGCTGGACGGTGTCGTGCCAGTTACCATGTAAGGGTTGCGCGTGGTCCCCACAAACAAAGAGTTGCCAAATACGCCAAGGCCCACAATGGGGTAGTCCGTGGTCAGCATGTATATAGCAGGCCAAGCATGGGGAAGGTACGGCTCACAGAACCAGATTTGATTACCTGTAAACCCAGCTAGCAAGCCATTAGGCATTGACACAATACCCTGCAGCGTGGAAGGTGGGGGTGTGTAATACAGTGACTGCAAGGCCGCGCCAAGCTGGGCAATTGTCTTAGTGTCTACATAAGTCGCCGTGGCAATTGGAATTTCAGCCACAAACAAATATGAAGCTGTCGTAGCTCCAATCACTGACCGATAAATACGGCGATGGGTAAAGTTGTAGTTGCCAGCGGGAGGCGTGGAGAAACTTGTAATTGTTACAGAGTCGCCTGATGTATTGACCCCTGAGATAATAGTTGCTGGGCTAGGGGCAGACTCTTCTGCCACGCTACCAAACGTAGTAACGTATGTGTATATGTAAGAGCGGTCTTCTGTAGGCGCAGTGCCTGTACCAGCCTTGGTTACTGCTGGTGCACCCGCAGGAACGGGAACACCCATCTCATAATAGGAATTGGGGTAGGGGGCTGTTGCTGAACTGGTAGCGAGCGCCCAGTTAGTTTTTCTAGGGGTAAACCCTGAACTTGTGAAATACAAACGAAACTCAGACAAGTCAGCCACTGGGCCAGGGACAACGTCTACGTCATAGTTCCACTCAAGCCATACAGGCGATGAGCCGGAGGGCCCACTAAACTTAAATATAGACTGAACACTAGCGCCGCCATTGGGCGTGTACTCTAAGGTCGGAGTTCTCCAAGGACGAATCTCAAGAGACGTCAGCTTGGCATTATTAGCAATTTGCGCTTGGTTTCCCTCAAGCGCAGTGGGACCAGTCCTCGGTACGATACCGGAAAAATTATCAATACGTAAACCGGGCATGATCCCACCTTTTAATTAAGCTTCAGGAGCGGCTTCAGCAGCATCAGCTTTTTTAGCCTTTGTTGCTTTTTTACCACCAGCTTCAATTTCATCTGCCAAAGCTTTGCCATCGTCGTTCAGGTTAAAAACACCGTCATCGTCCAAGCTACCTACTTTTTTGCGAGCAGCCATAATGCCTACGATGATGTTGCCAGCGACTAGTTCAGCGCCTGTTGCTTCCATAAATTGATCAAAACCGATTGCCATATTGGCTCCTTTACATTGTTAAAAAACACCTGAGTATTTTCCCATTAAATTGGGTGTGTATCAAGCATAAATTCTAGTACCAGCTTTATCAATAATTAAAGCTTGTTTGCGAGGCTTGGTATCTGGAGTGTTTGGAATGCTTAGATGTGTCCATCGGTCAAACTCGCGAATGATTTGATCGTAGGGTAAACCAGAAGCAATAATTGTTTTGACTACTTGATCAGGTGTCAATCCAGGAACCCTGATGTCCACAGCACAACCAATACGATGCTGGCTAGTATCTTTAGAGCCCACAGCATCATTGACTTGCTTATTTCTAAAAGCTGAGTTGACCATGACGGGTTTTCCACCAAGTGCGGTTTTAACTTCTTCGAGGAAGGATGCAAGCCGTTTGAGGTTTTCCAATTCGTTTTCATTTGGAATATTGTCAAACTCTCTGTGGTCTGTGTGCGTAAGTTCTTCAAGTGTAAAGTGTTCAGTCAAATTCATTTCTTCACCCTGTCAGCAATTTTTTCCATAGTACGTCCGCCAAAATAAAAACTCATAACCAGCATACCCCATTGCCCCAGAAGTTCAACGTAAGCACCACGGGTTTCAAGTTCAAAGATGGATGCAATAGCAAAGCCAGAATATGCAGCCAAAAGAAATATGAGAGTCATGGGGCGAATGTTTTTAGACAGCCATGAGTCACTGGCCATATCGGCTTCAGCACGCCGAGTAACGTTTTCCTGCTCAACTTCAAACAGCTTAGTTTCGTTAGCCAGTTTTGCTAACTCACCATCTTGAACCATCTTGGCCAGTTCAAACTGGGCCTTTGCTTTAGCCTCCGGGTCAGGTATCAGTTTGTCGATCAGTTTCCCGCCCACCTGCAGCAACGCATCTAATCCCATCATCTTTACTCTCCTTTGGTTTATCTATCGTGTCGTCTTGGTTCAGTTTGATACCACTCAGGAACCCAATCATCCCGCCAATTAGGGTACTGAATGCTGGTGAAATCATTTTGAAAATTTCCGCATTGTCCACTTCCTTGGCCCATAGCCCCAACATAAAGGCGACCACCATGGCTAACACGGAGAAACACAGGGTGAGAGTCACGCAAATGGTGACTGTATAGACCAGCTTGTCTTTTGTGTTCTGCATTACTCACACCATGATTGTTTGGCATCGCCAAAATACTCTCTGGCAAAACCATTGTTTATTAAAGACGCTCTGAGGCTTTGTTTGTCTAACAAGATGTCACCCAAAACACGGCCACCATACTTGTCCCAACTAAAATAAGCTACTTCAATTTTCTTTGCCTTGGCAATTTGTGCTTTGGTAAATTCGGTAGCCTTAGCACCTAATTCTGCTTCTTTTGCGCACTGAGCCCGAAAGGATTTTTCTGGTGTATCTACCCCATAAACTCTTACTGCAATTTCTTTTTTCATAGGGTCTGGAACCCAGTGGGCCACTATTGATACAGTATCGCCGTCAATGACACGGGCCACTACAGCTTTAATAGGCGGTGCTGGTTCCGCAGCCATGGCTATAACTGGAAACAATAAAAGCAATCTAAACATAAATGTCCAGCTTTCTGTTTTGAAATATTTCAATTCTTAATCTAGTCTGCTCGGCATGCTTTGCGTAAATCTCAAAGGCTAAATCTTCGATGGCGATCTGGACCTTCTTTTGCTCCAGTGCTGCGCGTTGCATTTCTTGCTGCTTGAGCATCTTGCGCTCAACCAAATCATATTCCTGTGGGTAGCCAGAGGGCTTGATCATTGGGAAAAGTCTGATTGTATCAATCGTCATTTCTTCTCCCTTTCTGCCGCTCTGGCGTAGTAGTAAAGAACCTTGCCACGTAACTCTGCGCTGTCCGCAACACCTGCCCACATTGCTAAATTGTTCCAAATACCTGCAAGTTGTTTAGTATTACAAGCATCACCATTTGTAGTCAACCACCGAGACAACTGCATGTGGCGCAGCGTTGGTTCACTGATCCAACTTACTGCGTAAAAATCCGTAACAACGCATCTCTCGTTTGCAGTAGCCCCTGCCAGTAACAGCAACCATGGTAGGAGCAACCAACGCATGTCATTTGTGTCTCTATAAGCCTAAGAACTTTTGAATAAAGCTGGCTGCAACGCCTGGCCCAAATAGCACAGCAATCATGACTGCATAGAGCATGTATTCAACATGTTTCATTCGGTCTTTGTTACGATCCAATTTATCTTCTATGGATCGGTAGCGTTCAGCGCAGACAGCTTCATGCACGGCAAGTTTTGTTTCTACGATGTCCATTCACTTCAAATTCCTAAGTTTGTACAGCGTGCTCAAATACTGAGCAACGGCTTCGTCAAGAATGTTCTGAAGCGCAGTATCTGTTTTATTGACTGCTGTATAGCGTAACTTTTCTACTGAATCCAAATGACGAGCCAATACATCAGCTGGCTCACCAGTGTCTGTTTCTTCCAGCATGGGGATGTCATCAATGATGCCATGTCGCCCTTGGTAGGCTTCGGTCAAAGAATCAGCAATGTCTATAATGCTGGGATAGAACTCTCCCAACGCCACGTGCTGAGCGTAACTTGTTGTGCGCAGGTGTGCCCTATGCGCGTATTCGCGGCTTAAGAACAGCAGTGCAATCAATCGTCCAATCATGTCAACTCCACGGTAGGAACCATAGACGCAAGATTAGATACAAGCCTGCTGTCCGTTGGGTTGAATTCTAAAGCTTTTTTGCAAAATTCAATAGCAGAATCTTTGAGGCCAAGGTTCCATGCAGCAATGCTGGCAAGGTCATACGGCTTTTCAGTCCACACCGATGGGTCCATCGTATACACCAATTGTTTATCTTTGATGTTTAGAGCAGATAACGCGGCAGCGTAGGACTCAGCCCACATCGATCTGCGGTAGCACTGCATGGACAATTCAACCCATGGCTCACGGGTTCCGGGGGCTTCAGCAACAGCAAGGCGTGCCCACTTCAAGGCTTCTTCTGAGTGACCCAGTTCGTCATGAGATTTAGCTAAAAGGCGCATGGCGTAGCATCGCTCGTTCTGCCAGTTGGCTTCAGGCATGTCTAGGTATCTGTCAAGCGCAACAATCGCATCTTGCCAGCGGTAATAGAACGTCAACTCACGGGCATGGTAGAACGCATTGCGGGGGCAGCGGGGGTCTTCTGCTACAGCCAATTCCAAAAGCGGCATGTACTGACCACGAGATTTTGTAGGATCAGGGTGGTGGCTGACTAACAGCATATCCGTGTGGGCGTAAACTTCCTTAGTACGGTTGTCAGCTCGGGGGTATTCATGAACTGGGTGGTGCCAGTGGTAGCCGGTGCGGTGATGAATCTTTTCGTAGAAGAAACTGATGCCACAACCCCAATCAAATTTGTAGCGTAGTCGCGTAGTGTTCTCTTGCCACACGCGCTCAATCTCTTCACGCCAGCCGGGTTCCATGACTTCGTCCAAGTCGAGGGAGATGCAGACATCGTAGTCTCCGGGGATCAAGTTAAGTGCAGTGTCACGGGCTTTGTCAAAACGCCAAGGTTTAACGGAGATATCATGCACTGTAATGCCCAAAGACCGGGCAAGACTGACAGTGTTATCGGTAGAACCAGTATCAGCAATAAGAACAAGGTCGGCATTCTTGGCAGACTCGTAGAAACGTTTTACAAATTCTTCTTCATTTTTGCTAATGGCGTAAATGGCAATTTTCATGTATTTCCTTTATAAGAGTGGGTCGGTTGGCCACACCACCGTCTTTATATCAGAATACGTTTTAGTTATGTCACGTAAGGCTTGGCGATATGCAAGTACTGCTGCAAACTTGTCTGCTGTCATTGTGTTGGGTAAGTTCTGTAAGTCTTCTTCCTGCTTGCGCTGCAGAACCCAATCTGTGTCAGTCAGCTTGGCATTACGTACTTCTTCAAGAGTTGCGGGGGGATAAGGGGGATGCTCTGCCAAGTCCTGAATAGCTGCAGCTTTGATCTCAGCCAAATGCTCTTTAATCCAAACCATAACATGCAAGTCAGGCCCAGCCTCGTTACGCCCACCAACAAACTCTACAACATAAATGCCGCGACCCGGCTCATACGATACAAGCTGCATGGTCTCGGAGTAGGGAAAACCCGCACCATACTTAAAAGCGTCTGTTGATGAAAACGCATGAACTACGTCGTCAATCCGGCACGATGCGCTGTTGTTGTAAAAGTCTATAAATACATATTGGTTCATGGTAAACCCTTATATAACCAGTTGGATAAAAGCAAGTTTGATGTTTGCAGGGAAAGCATCAGTTGTTAAAGACGCGCCTGACAAAGCATGCGTATGTGGAAAGCTCTCTAATCCGTGTGGGCGGAATAAGAATGAATAAATAGACTCTGATAGCGCGTAGTGCGCATGAGTATAGTTATCTGTTGCAAGCGTTGGCCCGGACATATTGTACGAAGTTGCCGTGCCATAAACTGTATCGTGCGCCGTAGCTGATGACGAGGCGTACCCAACAAAGTATCCTTGCATGTCAATTGTGCCGTTGGTTCCGTCACAGACTTTCCAGTAAGGCGGCAGTAAGGATAAGTTTCCGCAGTACATAACCACGGTAGCGCTTTTTGGCAGTTGTTGCGACGCAGCAATCCACAGTTTTAAAAGTTTTCCTCTAAGGCGACTAATTGACGTAGATGAAGTCAAGGCGTGGCTATGTGTAGAAGTACTGGCAGAGGTATATCTTGGATTAGAAGAACCCGAGGTAGCTCCAGTTCTGTAAGTAGTGCCACCCCCCGTGTGCGAATGCGTACCAGAATTGTGTAGAGACACAGAAAAAGTAGCATCGTGCGTTGTTGCAGCAGCATCGGCAACGGAAGTTCCACCACAGATATAGCGCGGAAGGGTAGCCGCTATCTTTTGCGTCCCACCAACTAAGTTTGTGCTGTTGATGTGGATAGTATTGGCTGGAAAAAACCGTTGTTCTGTAGTTGTGCGCAGTACAGTGATAGCCGTGTTAATTGGTTTTAACTCGGTTGTAAGAGTTTGAGATGCAGGCGTAACAGTATGCGTATGACCGCCAGCTGTAAAAAAGTTAGTATCAAGCGAGCCAGCGCCGCCTGTGGAACTAACAGTAGACCCGAGATGGTCTCCAGCTGTGCTTAAACTACCAGCGGTCAAAACAGTACTTCCACTGGCCGCTGCTGTGGTGGCAACCTCGCCTTGAGTTGCCGTGCCGGAAATAAACTTACCGACTGCGTCTGTGTAGATATCCCAGCCGTCCACGGGGGCAGAATAAGTGCCGTTGTAGAAAATAACAGTATCAGCAGGAATCTTATAGACGTAAGGTGAAGTAAACCCGCCGAGTGAACTTTTGACGGTTAACATATTTAAGCGTATTTGATCTGAGACACAAGAGCTGTGTAGGTAGCAGCGGCTGTTTTAATCAGCGTCAAAGTGTAAATATCCAAGGCACTGGCGCTACCGCCTGTGATGGGCGAACCACCGGGATACTTAGGCGTAACGGTTACCGTGTCCACAGTAAAGGCTGTGGGGTAATAGGCCGTGGTGCTGTTGGTAACAATCAGAATTGCTGTGACGGACTGACCGGTTTGCAGCAAAGAGTCCAGCGTTGTGCCGCTGTTGCCCCGCATATTCCATGTGAAGTTTGTCGTTGCATTGCCTGTGTAGTACAGGATGCTCTGGGTTAGCGCATCGAACTGCATCGTGGCCGCAGGTGCCGAAGGCGAGACTGTTACGGTCTCAAACGGAGACTGCAGTGTTTTATTGGCTAGCGTTTGGTTACCAGTCAGCGTGGCCAGCGTGGCCAAGAATGTGGCGTCTACGTTTGGCTGAATAATTTGCGTAGTCATGCTATACCTTTATGCTGTAGGCAGTGGTGCTGTTGGCGGTGTGAAGTTGGCGGTGTAACGAGCGGATTTGGTGATACGAAGATCGGCTATGTATCCAGTAAAGGGCAATGGATTTGTTGCACCATATATACCAACAAGAAACGCCACATTGCTTTGAAAATACTGTCTAGTTTCGCTAGCACTTCCTGTTGATAAAGTTAGTACGTTGCCGTCTACGTAACATTTTAACAACCCACTGGTTCTAGTTAAAGTAATGTAACGCCAAGTATTGGTTGAAAATGTAAAGTTCCATCCGGGAAAATTTCCTGTAGCATTAGTGCTAATTCCTAAACCAATAGAACCCGGGTTAATACTAAAATAATCAGAGTTAGCGCCGTTATTTGAACCAAGCACCATATTTGCCGAATTAAGTACCGTTGGATAACACCAAAATTCAATGGTGAAATCAGAGTTAGCATTTAGTACATAGGCAGGATTGCTTGGTAATGTTAAGTAGTCACCAGTACCGTCAAAGAACATACTGCTGTACGTATTCTTCTGGAATGGGTTTTGTGACCTGACTGCTACGTCACCGTTGCGTGTGAGTGTTAGTGGACTTGCACTGTTATCTACAAACGACTTAGACTGGCAGGTTAGTAGAGATGTGTTTGCAACTGCTGTTAAAGGTGTTATTGAAGGCGTAAAGTTAGCTGTGTAAAGAGCTGTGCCTTTGAGTACACGTAAATTACTTATATACCCAGCATAATGAAAACCGTATGAATTTAAGCCAATGTGAGTTGTGCCCCCCGAAGCTAACGTAGTGGAGTTTGTGGTAGTTGTTCCTACTTGAATGCCGTTAATAAAGAAATAAACGGATGTTCCTGATCTACATATAGCCAAATGAGTCCATGCACCAATAACAACGGTACCGACAATTTGATTAACCGGCCAACTACCGCCATCACCCATTAACCACCTAACTGAATTAGGCGAAGTTAAATCAATACGCACTGCTGCATAGCCTAATGATCCGGTATCGCAAAGACTTAAAATTGTATGGTCGGCAGATATAGATGTTGGGTTAATCCAAAACTCCGCAGTAAAACTGCCCGAACCCAAATTTAAACTAGCGGGGGCGCCGGAAATATTAAAATAATCACCAGTACCATCAAAGTAATTACTGTAATAAGACCCAGCGTATGGGGTCTCGTCGCGAATCTTTGCATCACCAACAGTTTCTAAGTCAACTGAACGGCTGCTGTCTGCCACGCCGCCTTTGTCCATGTTGAGCAAAAGTGAAGTACCTGCTGTAGCTGTTAGTGGTGCAAGTGGTGGTACAAAGTTTGATTTGTAAACCGCAGTTCCGTTAATCAGACTAATGTCAGAAAGGTAACCAAACAATGGGTTAGTGGAGCCGCCACGCATGCCCATGTAGATTGCTTTGGTCGCTGTACCAAACGTGCCTGACATTGTGTATGTCGATGTAGTGCTCATAGGCACGCCATTGATTCGACCAGTTACTGTTGTGCCAGACCTTGTTATGGATACGTGATACCACTGGCCGGTAGTTATACCTGAGTGACCTAATCGTTGCGTAGACCCATCTAAGAACACTTGCATTACGCCTGTGTTAATGACCTCAATAATCCAATCGGTTGCTACTGCAGCTGTATAGTTTCCAATCAAATGGTTTGTCGCAGCTAATGATGTAAGGTAGAACGAAAACTGAATTGTGAAATCACCAGTGGCAACAAACTGATTAGTAGCTGGGGTAGCTAAGTAGTCACCCGTGCCATCAAAGTACGCAGACCCACCATACAGCGCAGGGGTGTAAGACTGACCTGTTGTGTTTGTAAACCCAAATGGGTTGAACGCTCGAGGCGTTACATTGCCAAATGATGTAAGCGGGAATGCGTTTGCGCTATTGTCAATGAATGTAGGCGATTGGCAGACTAAAAGTGATGTGCCGCTGATTGCGGTCAAAGGTGTAGTTGAAGGTGTGAAGTTGGCTGTGTAAACAGCCGTTCCTTTAACAACACGAAGATTGGACAAGTAGCCGGTAAAGTGTGAGGGGTAAGACAAATTCTGAATGTACGTACCAATACCCAGTCCAGTGCCTGCTCCGCCATTTGCAGGGGCTGCTCTAGTACCACCCTGAAATATACCCACTTCAGTACCGTTGATGTAAAAATAATAATTGCCAGAAAGTTTTACAACGGCAATATGCACCCATGTATTTATTGAGTAGTTAAAAAAAGTACTCGCTCTACCTGTTGAGCTATTACTGACCCAATGATCGACCTCCACGGCACCATCTTCTCTGCTGCGAATTTCCCAGCCATTTACCCCAGAAGCAGTGAAATTAGTCAAAACGCATTGATTAGTGTTTAGAGTCTTGTACATCCAAAACTCGACCGTGTAGTCTCCGCCCAAAATATCCATCGCAGTGTTTAAAGTCGCGTTCCCCGTGGGTGATGTTAAATAATCACCAGTACCATCAAAGAACCCGCTATACGTTTGTGGCGTTTGGGTAACGTTACCAAATGGGCTGAATTCTTGAACGCTGACATCACCAGCTTTTGTAATGGTGAAAGCGTTAGGGCTGTTGTCGATTAGCCTGTTGTCTTGGCAAGTCAGGAGTGATGTGTTGGCTATTGCTGTTAATGGGGTTGTGCTAGGCGTAAATGTAGTTGTGTAAAGAGCTGTGCCATTAACTAAACGAAAATTTGAAACATATCCAGTTAGAGGATGACTACCTGTACCATACATACCAATATGATTCATTGTGTATGTTGTCATCAAAGAAGTTCCTGCGGTTGTAGTTGTATACGCAGAACCTTGTGCCGTACCATTTTGATAAATTTGAATATTTTGACCATTACGAACAACTGCAATATGTTGCCATGTACCAGCAGTAAGCGCGCCTACACCAGTAATATCTTCAACCCTCCAAGAACTACCAGTCTCTGAAAAATTTATTCCAATTTTATTTGTAGCTGTAGTATATATTCCTAATGCGTTATAGCCACTTCCATTACCATTCCAATAAAATATTTGATTTCTAACTGAAGGTAAAGTTGGAATATATAACCAAAATTCAAAAGTAAAATTATTGCTACCTAATTGGATTGCGGCATTTACTGGCGCAGTTAAATAATCACCAGTACCATCAAAGTAATTTGACCAGTTTGAACCGTAAGGACTGAATGTGCCTTGGGTTGTATTGCCGAATTGCGTGATTGGGAAATTGTTTGTGCTGTTGTCAATGAACTGTTTGTTTGCTACAGGCTGATCTGTCTGAAGTGTCAGCAGTCGAGTATTGGTAACAGCAGTCAGTGGTTGTGCTGGTGGAGCAAAGTTGG